GATGTAACCGTATTCGAGGATGTCGTCGTGTTCTTTCACTGCGCACACCTGCTTCCTTACTCAGTTTTCTTAACGGCCAGGACATTACAGCGATAGCAGCCCGGGTAGGACGGGAAGTCGGTGAAGCCGTCGCACAGTGCATCGATGATGTGCTGTCCACGGTCCCACACCTGCTCCGCTTTCTCCCGGTTGTAGTCTATGGTGAAGATCTCCACGTCCGCAACCTGGGAAGCGTCCCTCGGGATGAACACGACCTTGATCTTGCGCACAGTCCCATCGCCATCGCGACGCTCCTTGCCGAGCGCATACAAGTGAGTCTGTGCGACATAGGCGATGTACTTGGCCTTGGCGCTGTCTCCACTTACATTCGGCACGTCACCGTGCATAGCGAACACAGCGCTGAGCGCCTTCAACTTGGCGCGGGTGGTTGTCTTGTAGTCGACGATCGTCCCATCCTCCGGGTCGTAGGCGTCGGCCGTGGAGCGGATCAAACCGTAGTTCTCGTAGAGGCCGAGTTCGAAACGCTGCTCAAGCTCCCACTTGGGGAATAGCCTCTTCGCCCAGTATTCCAGGCCGCGGTGGATGTCGGTTCCGATCCGAGCTCCCATGACGAAGTTGGACTCCCGCATCTCGCGGGGCTTGAGCTTCACTCCGCTCTTGTCTTTGATACCGGGTAGAATGTCCTCGGCCAGACACAGCGCACACGGGTTGGATAGGTTTGACGCACCCACCCTGACCTGCTTGTCGCGCCGCGTCTGCGGGGTGAACAGTGACAGCAGTTCGTCGTTCCTCATACCAGTTGAAGCTCCCAGCCCTTGTTGATAGAGAAGTTGATGATGTGCTTGCACTCGATAACAGCGGGTGTGTCGCCGGTGTTGCACAGGATAATCGGCCCGTCCTTGTATTTCAGTGTGGTGTGCGGTTCAAGCGCAGCGCGTTGTGTGTCACGCTGACCCCACACGTGTTGGACGAACGGAACAGGTGCGAAATACAGCAGGTCATTTTCCATGAGCTTGCGCATATCCGCCAACCCCAGACAGTGGTCTGCACCATCCACGTCCAGCCATTTACTAAGAGCCGGGATAAACTCGTAACACTTGTCCATATTGTCGAACAGCATCGGCGCGCCCTTTAAACGGTCGTTAACGTAGTTGTCCATCGTATGCCTCCTTTCCCGATCAACCGAGAACGACGGCCTCCTCGGCCCCGAACCCGGCGTTATTCGACTCGAAGAACTCATCGTAATGCTCGTTGTAACCCACGCGGCAGTCGAACAGGTCGAGCGACTCCACAGGGTACAGCTGGTAGCCTCTCGCCACGAACAGCTTCAGGTCGCCGTACTTGGCGCGGGCCTTCTCAAGATCTTCGATGAACTCCGTGATCGTCATGGTGTGGTCCTTTCTCTCGGTCGGCTTGTGCCTCCACAGTACACGCGCGAGGGCGGACCGTGCAAGCCAGGGGTGTGTGATATACCTCACTTGTTCAGCACTGAACGATTGCTCTCCGCCTGCTGTGCGAGACGCTGGAACGTGCCGTCGTCCATCGTGTCCCGAGCCTGGAAATAGTAGCGGATGATCCGCTCAGCCGGTTGGCCCATCCGGTTCAGCCGGCCCTTCGCCTGCTCGCACAGCATCCCGTTCAAGTCCTCGTCCAACCACACCTCGACGTGGCACACGCGCTGTAGGCCGTCCAGTCCCTCAGCAGCGGCGCCGACGGTACACAGTAGGACCTGCACATCCCCCGCTGTGAAGCCTGCAAACGCCTCACTACGCGCCTTAGCCGACTGCGCGCCCGTGTACAGGGCCGTCTTCGCACACACCCTGTGTGCGATAGCATTCGCAAACCGCTGGCTAGAGGTGAACACCAGCACCTTATCCTTCGGGTGATGCTTCTCGATCAATGCATTCAACATGTCCAGCTTCCTAGAACGACAGTCCGGGTCGAACGTCACCCTGTCCATGTCGATATCCGGGTCGTACACCATACACGGCTCGCCCAACGCCACCTGACGCAGACGCACAAGCTTCACGATCGGAAGAGACGCCACCAGCAAACCGCCCTCGATCTCCGTGATCAGCTCGTACTGCAAACTGTCGTATATCTCACGCTGCTTGTGCGTCAACTCGCATTCGACGATGCGCGTGTCCACAGGCTTCCTGTCAGCCGGCAGACCCACGACGCACGGCAAGGACCGAAGGAAAGCCCCCGGTTGCTTCTCCGAAACGATCGTCTCGATCTTCTGCAGCCTGCCGTAGCGGTCGTGTATCCAGCTATCCTGGACGACACACCACCGCGCCTTCCACCGGTGGAACGAGCTCTCCACGTACAGCCAGTCCCGCTTGTCACTAGATAACGGGACCCGCGCCGGATCCTCCACACCCCACCACAGCCAGCGGCAGATAGACCACAGGCCCTCGAAGCGGTTCCCCTGCGGGGTAGCAGACATGGCCAGCTTGAAGCCTGCATTCCGAAGGCTCCACATCGCCTTAGCCCGTCCGGATTTACGGTTAGACGCCGACTGCACTTCATCATAAATGACGAAGTCCGGCTTCGCCTTAATCCACGGGATGAGGTTCTTCTTTCCCTTCTCTGCGTTCTTGCCGTTCAAATCCGACAGGCCGAGGTACTCCCGGCCCACGTAGTAGACGCCAGGGGTGTGCGCGCACAGTTCATCGAAATGATCGAGATGCTTGGAGTCGATCCGTTTGAACGGTGCAGTGTAGCCCTGCCTGGCGAACGTCGCCTTCCACGCGGAGACGATCTGCGGCTTCGCCGGCCCCACGATCAACGTCGTGGTCGGGTTCAACCGCTTCACCGCTTCCACCGCACACAGGGTCTTGCCCGTCCCCGTGTCTGACACGTCCAAAGCGGCCCGGAAGCCGTCCCGCTGTGCGACGACGGCTTCCACCTTCTTCTCCTGCTCGGGCGTCAGTTCAAGTGGTTGTTCGATCATGATCGAACAACCACTTGAACTGACGCCCGAGCAGGAGAAGAAGGTGGAAGCCGTCGTCGCACAGCGGGACGGCTTCCGGGCCGCTTTGGACGTGTCAGACACGGGGACGGGCAAGACCCTGTGTGCGGTGGAAGCGGTGAAGCGGTTGAACCCGACCACGACGTTGATCGTGGGGCCGGCGAAGCCGCAGATCGTCTCCGCGTGGAAGGCGACGTTCGCCAGGCAGGGCTACACTGCACCGTTCAAACGGATCGACTCCAAGCATCTCGATCATTTCGATGAACTGTGCGCGCACACCCCTGGCGTCTACTACGTGGGCCGGGAGTACCTCGGCCTGTCGGATTTGAACGGCAAGAACGCAGAGAAGGGAAAGAAGAACCTCATCCCGTGGATTAAGGCGAAGCCGGACTTCGTCATTTATGATGAAGTGCAGTCGGCGTCTAACCGTAAATCCGGACGGGCTAAGGCGATGTGGAGCCTTCGGAATGCAGGCTTCAAGCTGGCCATGTCTGCTACCCCGCAGGGGAACCGCTTCGAGGGCCTGTGGTCTATCTGCCGCTGGCTGTGGTGGGGTGTGGAGGATCCGGCGCGGGTCCCGTTATCTAGTGACAAGCGGGACTGGCTGTACGTGGAGAGCTCGTTCCACCGGTGGAAGGCGCGGTGGTGTGTCGTCCAGGATAGCTGGATACACGACCGCTACGGCAGGCTGCAGAAGATCGAGACGATCGTTTCGGAGAAGCAACCGGGGGCTTTCCTTCGGTCCTTGCCGTGCGTCGTGGGTCTGCCGGCTGACAGGAAGCCTGTGGACACGCGCATCGTCGAATGCGAGTTGACGCACAAGCAGCGTGAGATATACGACAGTTTGCAGTACGAGCTGATCACGGAGATCGAGGGCGGTTTGCTGGTGGCGTCTCTTCCGATCGTGAAGCTTGTGCGTCTGCGTCAGGTGGCGTTGGGCGAGCCGTGTATGGTGTACGACCCGGATATCGACATGGACAGGGTGACGTTCGACCCGGACTGTCGTTCTAGGAAGCTGGACATGTTGAATGCATTGATCGAGAAGCATCACCCGAAGGATAAGGTGCTGGTGTTCACCTCTAGCCAGCGGTTTGCGAATGCTATCGCACACAGGGTGTGTGCGAAGACGGCCCTGTACACGGGCGCGCAGTCGGCTAAGGCGCGTAGTGAGGCGTTTGCAGGCTTCACAGCGGGGGATGTGCAGGTCCTACTGTGTACCGTCGGCGCCGCTGCTGAGGGACTGGACGGCCTACAGCGCGTGTGCCACGTCGAGGTGTGGTTGGACGAGGACTTGAACGGGATGCTGTGCGAGCAGGCGAAGGGCCGGCTGAACCGGATGGGCCAACCGGCTGAGCGGATCATCCGCTACTATTTCCAGGCTCGGGACACGATGGACGACGGCACGTTCCAGCGTCTCGCACAGCAGGCGGAGAGCAATCGTTCAGTGCTGAACAAGTGAGGTATATCACACACCCCTGGCTTGCACGGTCCGCCCTCGCGCGTGTACTGTGGAGGCACAAGCCGACCGAGAGAAAGGACCACACCATGACGATCACGGAGTTCATCGAAGATCTTGAGAAGGCCCGCGCCAAGTACGGCGACCTGAAGCTGTTCGTGGCGAGAGGCTACCAGCTGTACCCTGTGGAGTCGCTCGACCTGTTCGACTGCCGCGTGGGTTACAACGAGCATTACGATGAGTTCTTCGAGTCGAATAACGCCGGGTTCGGGGCCGAGGAGGCCGTCGTTCTCGGTTGATCGGGAAAGGAGGCATACGATGGACAACTACGTTAACGACCGTTTAAAGGGCGCGCCGATGCTGTTCGACAATATGGACAAGTGTTACGAGTTTATCCCGGCTCTTAGTAAATGGCTGGACGTGGATGGTGCAGACCACTGTCTGGGGTTGGCGGATATGCGCAAGCTCATGGAAAATGACCTGCTGTATTTCGCACCTGTTCCGTTCGTCCAACACGTGTGGGGTCAGCGTGACACACAACGCGCTGCGCTTGAACCGCACACCACACTGAAATACAAGGACGGGCCGATTATCCTGTGCAACACCGGCGACACACCCGCTGTTATCGAGTGCAAGCACATCATCAACTTCTCTATCAACAAGGGCTGGGAGCTTCAACTGGTATGAGGAACGACGAACTGCTGTCACTGTTCACCCCGCAGACGCGGCGCGACAAGCAGGTCAGGGTGGGTGCGTCAAACCTATCCAACCCGTGTGCGCTGTGTCTGGCCGAGGACATTCTACCCGGTATCAAAGACAAGAGCGGAGTGAAGCTCAAGCCCCGCGAGATGCGGGAGTCCAACTTCGTCATGGGAGCTCGGATCGGAACCGACATCCACCGCGGCCTGGAATACTGGGCGAAGAGGCTATTCCCCAAGTGGGAGCTTGAGCAGCGTTTCGAACTCGGCCTCTACGAGAACTACGGTTTGATCCGCTCCACGGCCGACGCCTACGACCCGGAGGATGGGACGATCGTCGACTACAAGACAACCACCCGCGCCAAGTTGAAGGCGCTCAGCGCTGTGTTCGCTATGCACGGTGACGTGCCGAATGTAAGTGGAGACAGCGCCAAGGCCAAGTACATCGCCTATGTCGCACAGACTCACTTGTATGCGCTCGGCAAGGAGCGTCGCGATGGCGATGGGACTGTGCGCAAGATCAAGGTCGTGTTCATCCCGAGGGACGCTTCCCAGGTTGCGGACGTGGAGATCTTCACCATAGACTACAACCGGGAGAAAGCGGAGCAGGTGTGGGACCGTGGACAGCACATCATCGATGCACTGTGCGACGGCTTCACCGACTTCCCGTCCTACCCGGGCTGCTATCGCTGTAATGTCCTGGCCGTTAAGAAAACTGAGTAAGGAAGCAGGTGTGCGCAGTGAAAGAACACGACGACATCCTCGAATACGGTTACATC